TCCCATTATATATGAATTTTAACAAAGTTAGACAATTTATCCTAAAATACCGACACCTCAAATTTAGGCTTGGTTAAATGCGTAAACACGGCATATCGACACGCATCCATCAAGTCATCATTTGCCTTTACAGGTTCTTCAATTACGTTATCGTTTTTATCCTTTTTCCATTTGTAAGACATAAACTCCCTTCTTAGGTTTTTACTATTGTAGTGTAAGTTTATTGGATAAGATTTCATCTTTACTATTCCTGCCCATACATCCTTTTGTGCTGGTTTAATGTTAAAGCCTTGTCTGTATAATTCCTCAATAGATTTAGGCTCGGCAGCATCCGCATAGATTGTTGCACGTTCTGGTAGCTTTTCCTTAATCAATCTTGATAGGTCGCTTAAAGTTAATCCGCTTTGGTAAACTATTTCCTCAAAGTAGTTTTGTCCTTCGTGGTGCGTAACCTTAACTAATGCAGCTGGGTGAACATAACCAAAGTCCAATCCATAGAACACATCGCCATCTGGTGCTTCATCGTATTGTTTCCATTGAGTATAGACAATTTCTTTTGCTGCTCCTCTTTCCCCTAATCCGTACACTTTCCACATAAAGTCATCTGGCAAGTCTTTGTATTGCTCAATGTTTTTTATTTGGCTTTCGCTTAAGTTAGTTATGTTGTTTAAGTATGTAGAATGGATGCGCTTGTTCTTTGGGTTGTCAGCTACCTCATAAACCCAAGAAATAAAGTCGGCTGGATTCCAGTCTAAGAATGCTTGTCCAGTTGTACGAATCAAAAGCTGGTCAAACAATGCCTTACTAATTAGGTTTGCTTCATTTACGAATAGTATATCCCTTGCTGGTCCTTTTGCTTTGTCAGGGTCTTCAAGACCGAATAACTCAATGTAAGAGCCGTTCTTAAACGTATAAATGAAATCAGTATAACGGAAACTACTTTCATCCCATAAATTCCATTGCTCCATTATCATTTTAAAATCCCTATAAACTCCACGCTTGATATGTGGTAGGGAATGTGATACACACGAAATCCTTGTATTGGGTTTGCTTGAAGCAATGTGGATTAGTAATTGAACAACGGAATAGCTTTTGCTTGACCTTGAGCCTCCTTCATTACAAATTATTGGATAACCTTCCTCATATGCATTTTTATTAGCATAAAAGACAGGTGTTCCTCTAATCTTTAATTGGTTCACATCCTGCATCTGGTTCTATTATAATTTGGACATTACCTCTAACATCAGCGTTAATGTCGGTTGTTTGTTTTGGTTTACCTTCTAATCTATCGACTACTGCTTCATAGGCTCTTTGGTCGCCTTTCAATGCCTTGCTAATCATTTGCATATCCATCAACTCAAGCACAGTAAAATCTTCTTCTTCGCCTGTAATTGGGTTGCGTTTCTTTTGTACTAATTCAAGTAATCTAAGTAAACGAGTCTTACTATTTTGCACACCTTTAGGTCTACCATTAGGGTTTCCGCTTACTCCTTTAGTGAATTGTGTTTCTATATTTGGGAATGCCATAAGTTACCTGTATTTTACCTGTATTACAAAGATATGCCACAATTAGGGCAAACCTTTCCTTTTTTAGTATTGTCTATTGCTTTTGGTTCTTCATTTGTTGGAACAAGGAAGTCTACATTAACACCCCAATCGCATAAATCTCCAACTTCCCAATCATCGTTTGCTAACATATCCATATCCCACATTCCATAGTGAGTGTTATCAATTACAAGTAATTTCTTTTTCTCTTTCTCTGTTAAGTTAGACATTTTAATTACAGGTACATCTTGGATTCCTAATTCTAAACAAGCACGATACCTTTGATTGCCTCCTAAGATTACGTTATTTTCATCTATGATTAACGGCTTTGCTTCAAGTAACTTTGGGTCTTCTTGAATAGACTTAACCAACTTAGCAAAGTCATCCCCATCAATCTTTCTTGGGTTGTTGGGATTAGGTTTGATTTTGTTAATGTTCATTATCTGTTTTTTGTTGGTGTTCGTATTGAAATAATACTATCTACTTTCTTCTCTAAGTTTTCATAACCAACCCATTTGCCACACTTAGTGCATTCAAATTGGGTTTCTTTTATCTTACCGAACCACACGTATCCTTCTGTAACTGTACCGCATTTACACGTGTAAAGTTTCTTTCCGTATGTATCTTTCATCGCCCTTGTCTGTTATAAGGTTTAACTGCTTTGTCCTTTGGACCAGATGTCTTTTTGTATTTGCCAGTCTTTCTTTTGCCAAAGGATACTTTCCCTGTGTTACTTAGCTTCGCCATATTTTTTAATTAAATCTATTAATTCTGCTCTTGTCCATTTCTTTAGCCTATTGTTAACTGCCTCAAACTCTAACTCCTTCACCGCTTTTTCACCTATTCTTTCTACAAGTCCTATTCGGTACATTGCTTGATTGCCGTGTTTGAACATATTGCACCCAGCACATTGTAAATGGATATTCCATTCATTAAACCTTAAAGCCGAATACCCTTTAACTGTAAAGTAGTGTCCTGCTTGATTACCATTATAGCTTCCGCAACTAATACAAGGCAATCCTTCATCTCTTTTCCTTATGTACGCATTTACTACCTTTTGGGTCTTTTCTAACAACTTAGGTAAAGGTATCAATGGCATAAAGCAAAATTAGGGTTACTTTTTCAATCTAACAACACATAATCTATCGTTATGCTTGTATCGTTTTTTGTTTATTGGGTTCATATAAGTCATAATTGTTTTGTAATCAGTGTGTAAAAACCTAACTGCTTTAGCTATTGACCTAAATTGTATCTCCTCTTTTGTATCTAAATAAATCAATCTTACTTCAATGTTGTTGTCTATTCCTGTCATCGGTTTATTAGTTTGTAATAAAGTTGTTTTAATAGTTCCCAAATAGCTATGGTTATAAATATTTTAAGCATAATCTTTTTATTTCAAAATATAGATGTGCGGTTATATAAATTAAAGATGCTAAAGGAACTGATATTAGCATAAACTTTGCTAATTCGTAAATAAATGTTAATTGTTTCATAATTGGTTTTGTAAAAATAGGTACAAAGTATATCTCTTGCACTCGTTTTTGATAAATATTTTGTTATTTAATTTCTCTAAGTCTTTAGGTGTTTTAGCCATAACCTTGTAATGTGCTATTATCTTTTTCTTTATTTGGTCTGCTTTCTCTTGGCTTAGATTCTCCTTGTTTAATTCCTTTCGCTTCCATAGTATATCAAAAGCCATTGTATTTAACAACTCCCAGCCTCTTTTAGCCGACTTATTCCAGTTTTCGTACAATGCTTCTATAATTTCATCATCATTGATTTTAGGTACTTCTATTGGTTGCGGTTCTACATAGGTCTTTTGTCTTACTTGCAAAGCTATCGGCTTATAAGCTGCCATCACATCCCCAAAGAATTTAGGGGTAAACATAATTGCTTTGTCAACTGATAATTTCCCCATTGCATATAGTTCAAAAGCTACTCCAAGTTCTTTTAGTTTAAAGTTTCCATAATTCTTAATTACAAATTCGCATAAAAACTGGAAGGAATCAATTGCTGGTATTTGGCATCCGCTTAAAGCAATACAGGTCTTTAAATGTTCCTTAACCTCAATTGGTGAGCATCTGCCAATACTCATTGTGTCTAAAGCAACTGCAACCTTTAATTCATCTGGTTCAAGTTTAGTGTAAATTTCTAAGGGCATCCCATTCTCTTTCACTAAAATTTGGTTTGTGATTGTTGCTAATTCCTGTTGCATTTGGTTTATAGTTTATGTGAACAAATTTGCCTTCTTTTAAATCTCTTGCCATCCAATTTTTTGCGGTAGCAATCCAATTTAACTTCTTTTCCCCATTTGAATCCGACCAATTTTTAATTACTTCGTGGTAATATTCAAAATTAGCTTCTTCATATTGACTTCCAATAAAAGCTGCCTTAAATTTATTTATATCTAAAAATTCAGTTTCACTAAATAATGTTTGTTTACTAACCTTTACTTTAGTTTCTTTTACTTTACTTTCTTTTTCTTTCCTTTCTTTTTCTTTCCTTTCCTTTGCATTACCCTCCCCAATAGCCACCCCATTAGCCTCCCCATTTTTCCATCTATTTGCAGCACCTAATTTACCTTTTTCGCTAAGATTTTGTCTTAAAGCAAGGTGATTTTGTAGCCTTTCCGAGTAAAACTCCCCAGATGCTATTGTGAATAAATCAAAGTTGTGTACTACTCCATTGACCTTTACATCAGTTGTTTGCATTTGCATAGCAAGAACAGGTATTAATTCCAATGGTAATTTGCCACCTGCATTTGCTAATTGCTCAATTAAAAACCAATAAATTCCATAACCTTCCATACCAAGTTGATGCCTTAAAAAAAGAATCTTGGTATCATTAGCCGAATTGTAATCGTGGCTAAAATAATAACTGTTACTTTTCATAAATAAAATAGCCCTATCAAATCCCTCCTATGTTGCAGATAGGAGTTCATCTCAAGGGCAATAAGTTCTTAATAGGTCTGCAACACCTAATACAAAAATACACTAATTAACCGAATATTGTGCTATTTGCTTTTTATTTTTTAGCTTAACAATGGTAGTTTTTATGTTCATACCATCGTTTCTAAGGTCTGCTATTCGTGCTGCTAATCTAAAGCATCCGAACTTGTTTAAAGCATCAATAGGGGTTAATTTTCTACCCTTATTTAGGTAGTTTGCGATTTGTTGGTTTTGGCTCATAGTTGTAGGTTTTTAATAGTTTTTCTAATTGTTTGATTTTAATTTCTAACTTAATAATATCATTATGTTTCTGTTTGCATAATACTCTAAACATAGAATCTTCAATAATATCTTTTAATTCGTTAGGGTCAATTTGTGTAATAGTTACTGCTCTCATATTGGTAGGTTTTAAATTTGCGCTTTACGTTATCGCCCAACGTGGGGGTTAGAATGGCAAGTCATCTTCGCTTTCCTGTTGGTTTACGGCAAATTCCTTTTTACCTGTTGGTGCATTATAAGAAACTTGTTTACCTCTACCACAATAGTTTTTCTTAGCTTTTTCTGCTCTTTCCTCTTGGCTTTGGTTGTTCCATACTGTGTGAGTGTTTCCTTTTTCATCTGGTTGCTTTAAAAAGTCGGTAGCTACGTTTGCGTAGTGTTTGCCATTTTTAGCTTCCTTCCAATTAATCTCCTCTTTGCAAATGTTTAATACAATCATTGTTTTTAGTTTTCGTGTTTATTAATTTGTTCTTGTTCTAATAAGTGTTCTGTTTGTCTATCTTGTTCTAATTCATCTTGTGGTGTTTCTTCTTCTTCATCTTCAAAATCACAATGCTCTAAACACTCTGGACAAATGTCGATTTCAGTAAAGTCGGTTTCTGCTCCGCAGCAAGTTGAATAAGGCATAATTAATCGTTTAAATAGTTTTCAAATACCTCAAATTTATCAGCTAACATTTGATAAGGAATGTAATCCCTTTTAGGTTGGTCTAATAACTCTGGGAAGTGTTTTTGTTTATGTAGCTTAAGTTTATACTTAGCTAAATTTAATTGATGAATCATTTCCGATGCGTTTTGAGGATAGCTTGTATCTACTTTGTAATTCCAGAACTTAACTTCCTCTCTTAAATCCCATAATCTGCTTAATGGTGTCATAAAGTTTGTTTTTTCTTGGTAAATAATTTAGTTACATCTTTAGTTGCAAGTTCGCTATTTAGTGCGTAAAGTTGGCTTAATTCGGTAGTATTTATGCATAAATCAATCGCTAACTCTAAGTCCTCTAAGTTTTCGTGCGTCTTAATATAGGCTGGAGTTTCCTCTGTTGATTGTGCCATTTCATCGCCTGTGTAAAGTCCGCTTAAATCTTGTGGGTAAGCCTTTCTTAAAGCTAAAGCCTCTGCTACTTTAGAAAGCATAGTGTGTGGCATCTTTGCCCATAAACCCATTGGTTTGCCATCGTTTGTTCTTTGGCAGTATTCATCCCAATAAGCCACACCTACCGATGCTTCATACCTTGTTTCTCCGTGAAATCTAAATACTGAAACCTTACAAGAAATTAACTTGCCATCTTGTTCTACAAAGATTGGTTCGCTTTGTCCACCATAGTTTCCGCTTCTTTCAGCGATTACTCGGAAGCCATCAATACTCGTTTGAATGGTCATTTTTTTAGACCATCCGTTTTGCGTTTTTACGTTCCTGTGGATGCAATAAATTTGTCTTGATAACGCATCAAGTCCTGTGCGTTGTGCTTGATAAAGAAAGAGTTTTAATTCATCAACTGTTGCATCTGGAGCAATCTGTGATTTAATCAACTCTACTTGGTCTTTCGTGTACGAAAGTTGTGGCTTTTTAGCCAGTTGTTGGTCATTCATATTGGTTGGTTTTAGAGTTTAAAATTAGGTACTTTAGTGTTAATAACCAAATTAAAGTAACACATTTAAGTTGAAAATGTCCTTTTTTATGGTATCATCAAACTTATTTGAGAGTTGTCCACGAATCTTAGAGATTGAATGCAATACTGTTGTTCTATCCCTATTAAAGATTTTGCCTATTTCCTCGCCATTTAATTCTGTCTTTTCCTTAGTAAAATACATAGTCATTTGCCTTGCCAAAGTAACCTCCTCACCTCTATATTTGGACATCATTTGTCCATATTTAATCTGGTAGTAATTACATATCTTTTCAGCCATTTGGATTGCATATTCCTTTTGTTGTTCTTTGTCCATTCGTATTGTTTTTATGTTTAAATGTTTGTCTAATAAATCCTTTAATTGATTTATCTCTTGCTTTAGTTTTTTGTTCTTTTCTCGCAAAACTTCTATTTCAAGTTCTGCCATATATGTCTTGTGTACTTCTCTCATTAGAAATGTAAAAGGTTAATTGGTAACATAAAATCTTCGGTTAAGCTATAAAGGTCCAGAATCAAGTAATGGTAGCTTTTAAGGATTCTGCGCTGAATGTCATTCATTCTTGCAATCTTGATTAGTAAATCTTCTTCGCTTATCATTGTCCTTGTGTCATCCAATCCTCGCCTCCATTCAGCAAGGTCAGCCTCAAATAGATTTTGCCTTCCTTGTGCTTGTTTTAGCAGTTCCAGAAGGATTGTTGCTCTTTTGTGCAACTTCAGTTGTTTCTCTTGATAAATTAGTTTGCTCATATTGTTTTAGGATTTTATAAACCAACTTACTTAAGGTTATGCCTTTGTTGTCGGCTTCGGTTTGTAGGTTAGTCTTAATTTGGTTGGTTACTAATGTCGTTATCAGGGTTTTCATAGATTTCATTAATGCCTATTGCTAAGTCTAAACAGGCTTGTACTGTTTCTTTTACATAGCCATCTTTAGGCATGGTTAATAATTTAATTTCCAATGTCTTAATAAATAATTGAATTGGTGTCATAGGTTAAAGGTTTTGAAGGATTGCGGTAATTAAAAATGCCACGCATACAATAATAAATGCGTAAAGTGGTTTGATGCTTTCAGCTTTGTAGCGTTCGTTTGCTTTCTCTTGTGGAGTTTTTAGTCTGTTCATATTGGTTGTTTTGGTTTAAAAATTGTGCGTTGATTAGTCGCACCCCTAACTTATTTTAATTATAAAATCCTAAAGTTATTTCTACTCTTAAAGCGTGCTTTAAACCTTTTTTTGTTTTACCATTAATTTGAGAGTATGTATGGTGAAAAGAAACACAATCACTTGAATAAACCTTAAACCAATGGTAATTGTATTTACCTTTATTAATACCTATTAATTCGTTATCAAATTGGTCTTGGCTAAATTCTACTTTAAAATTTTTAGCAGTTGCGTTGTCAATTAATTGTTGCTTTGTCATATTGTTTTTGTTTTGATAAATCAAAGATAGGGTAAAACCTTATAACTTTATCAAACAAGCCAATTATTTTAAATAAATGTGATGAACGGCAAATAATAAGGATAAATGGTATATAAGTCAAAAAGTAAAGTAATTGACTTACTTTATTCCAATATGTGTCAAGTTACAGGTTTACTTTGTCCAGTTTATTATATAAAAAACCACCCTAATAAGACTAAAAGGGTGGCTAAACCTAAGTTCTCCAATATGAAAGCCAAAGATATATAAAAAACCCCACCTTTTTAGGGGTGAGGAACTATGAACGAACAACTATTTAGAACCATCTTGTAATGGTGTATCGTTAGAATTATCTACCATTCGGTATCCTTGCTGCCAAAGTACCTTACATAAAGTTACGCTTTTCTCA